GATGGAGATCGCGGGTATAATTGCGATAACTGTGGTTTCGGATCGTGGTTCAAATTGTGTTCCAAGTGTGGACACGAATCGTCAACACCTAAAACAGACGGAGATTAAAAATGGCAGCAGTCTCGCCGATTACGCAATTTCAGTCAGGCTCTTATCTCACTATTGCTGAGTATAAAAACGCCCCGACTGCGATTGATTACAACAACCTAGTGGTTGGCGGAACTGCGGCTCAACAAGATGCTGAACTTGCGGCAGTAATTCAACGCGCTTCATCGTGGATCGATATCTATGTGAATCAGCCTCTTATTGCTCAAAACTTCGTAGAACAGTCTCGTACTCGTATTACCCAAGAGGGTTTCATGGTGATCTCTCCGGACTACAACAATGTCGTGGCGGTAAACTCCCTCGCTTATGGTGCTACTCCTACGGCTATGACTACCGTATCGGCAACTTCGTTGGCATCAATATGGTTCGAAAAGTCTCAATTCATTTACCCTATGAGTCAGGTCGGAATCGGCTACTCTTCTCAAGGGCCATTATCTTTTGGTTTTCCGCCAACAGTTCGTTCTCGCATTTATGCAACATATAACTACTGCGCTGGATTCTGTAATGGATACATTCAGACTGCCAGCGCCTCTGCGACCTCTTTTACTATGATCGACCCTATTGGGCTGACTGCCGGAACGCTCGTAACTATTTACGATGGTCAATATACTGAACAGGTTACGATCTCATCTTCATACACTTATGGCTCAAGCACCATTAACATTACAACTGGATTAAAGTACACTCACGCTTCCGGTGTAGCCGTAGGTAATATGCCACAGGCAGTTAAGCAAGCCGCGATCTTAGTTGCAACAGACTTTCTTAAAGTGCGTGGAGATAACTCTCTTACAATGGCAGTAACGACTCGTGCCTCTAGTGGTCCGAGTGTTCAGGACATCATCGGATCTGATATGGCTCTCGCTAAAGAATTGCTCGCACCGTTCCGCAGGATGCGCTAAATGGCAGTCGGTCGTTCCCAACTTCGATCTACTCTTTACTCGTATCTCACAGGGGCGAGTATCGCTACGCTCAATCAGATCTTTACTTCGTTCCCTAAGCGTATTAACTATCAGGTCAATGCAACCGCAGGGCAGATGAGCCGTGCCGCCGCCGTAATCTTTATTCAGAGTGAGCGCGAAACTCGCCTTGCTATTGGTGGAGCAACTAACGGTTGGAAGCGTGTTGATTTTCAAGTGATCTTGCAAATCTTCCACCACTCGGTACAAAATAACGCCGAAGATGCGATGGCAGATTTTGATACACTTATCGACAACATCAAGAATACGCTACGAGCCAGTCATAACTTCGGAGATACCTCTCAGGTCAATGTATGGCAAGGCGCGGAACCTGTTATCGACTGTCTCTATGGAGAACCTGTTACCTCGGACAATGGGGCAACAGAAACCTTTGCAGAGATTCGATTCGATGTTACCCAAATGATTCAGGCATAGGAGAACGATGGCTACTTATCAGTACAACGGTGACGATGTTAGAGAGTTCCCAACTCTTAAACTGACCGTCAAGCCCGGCGACACTTTCGAGTCAGCGGATGAGGTTATCTCAGCCAATGTAACTCTCGCTTCCGCAGTAAAGAAAACAACACCAGCACCGTCAGCCGCGCCTGACTCAACAGTAGGAGAGTGAATAAATGGCATTACAAAATACCCATCGTTCGTATATTGGAATCGCAAAGGAAACAACTAAGGGAACCGCAGTATCAACTCCGGTCGCTTACATTCCTGTAATCGCGAGCACCGTTAAGCCTCAAGATATTTACACACCACTCTTCGATGAAGGTCTTCGTGGATCTCTCGTAAAGAATTACAACTACCTACAGGGTCGTATTCATACACAGTTCGATTTCGGTGGCGCAGTATTCGCAGACACAGTAATTTATCCTCTCGTTGGTGTGCTCGGTGAAGATGTAGTTAGCGGATCTGCTCCTTATGTTCACACAATGGCTCTAAAGAACACTACCGCTACTGCCTCGGATGCTCAGCCATCTGCGTACACAATTCTTGATTACTACGGTGCGAATGTTCGTACTTATGCTGGTCAGCAGTTCCATGACTTCACTCTCAAGTGGAGTGCAGACGGACTCCTAGAGTACGATGCAAAATCAACTGGATGGCAGTCAGCAACGGTCGCTACTCCAACACCTTCGTTCTCAACCGTATTGCCTTCCGTTGTATGGACTGGAACAGTAAGCGTTGGCGGAACTACTATCTCGACAAATACAATGGGCAACATTGATCTAAAGCGCCCCGTTACACCTGTCTATGGAATCTCAAATGTGCAGACTCCGTATCAGGTTTTCCTCGGTGCGCTAGAGGTTACCGGTAAGGCAACTTTCCTTATGGAAAACGACACACAACTTACTAACTACCTCAGCAACACTCAACCTGCTCTCGTCTTTAACTGGACTACTGGAACAGGTGCATCACAGACTTCGATTCAGGCAACAATGACTAAGGGTGCATACACACTCGCAGTTATCGAACGCTCAAAAGACTTCGTAGAAGTTTTGGTCGATTTCAATGCACAAGGCAACTTGACCGATGCAGGTGCCGTTGGCTACTCACCTATTAAGTGGGTCGTCAAGAACGCGGTTACAACTTCGGTCGCTTAACCTAGAACGCAATAGGGGTGGCAGGTTGATCGGCTTGCCTTAGCCTGATCCCGCACCCCTATTGCCTAGATTTTGCTAGGATATGAGTAAGGCAAGACTAACAAGGGGGCATTATGACAAAAAAAGTGACATTACCATCAGGCGCAACAGTTGATCTTAAAGATGCAAGCGCACTCAAGGTCAAGGATCGTAACCGTATTATGCGCGCTGGTAACGCTAAATCCGATGCGGATAAAGGTATTGCAATCGGCAATGCTCTACTAGCCGCAATCATTGAGGATTGGTCATACGACTTAATGATCCCATCCGTCAAAGAAGATTCGATCGAAGAGTTGCCAATCCCTGATTATGTGGCTCTGATGAAAGAAACAGAAGATTTAACAAAGCAGTTATTCCCAGACATTACTGATTCGGCAGAGAATGTCGCCGACCCAAAAGTAATTACCGCAGACTCGAACGCTTAAAGGATCTTTTCAGGGGATTCCAAAAATCTGACGAGTTCAATTATCCAACAACTGAATGGTTTTACTTTAAGTTCGCAGATCGTTTTGGGTGGACACCTGAGCAGGTAGATAACTTGCCAGCCGCCCAATCCGATTGGTTCCTTGCTATTGCGGATGCAATCGAACAGGTCAAAATTGAGCAGACGGAGAAGCGGTGAGCGATAACAGGAATGAAGTGTTCGCCGCTCTCAAGGCTTGGCAGAAGCGTATGGATGATGCGGGTTATCGTGCGACACAACTGATTACTCGGGATCTAGTATTTCAGGCAAAAAAAAATGCTAGTGAAGTCAAAAATCCGCCTATACAAAAAAACAACAGGCTTCGCTATAACCCTCATATTGGACCAAGATCCGGTGAAGGTCCGAACTATGCAACCGGAAACCTTTTTAGAAACATTATCGCCAACCCTGTTAGCCGGACAGGTTTTGGGTCTTATACGGCAAGCGTGGTTTCGGGTGCTGAATATGCAAGGGCAGTCGAAGAAGGTTCGCCTAGATGGGCGAGTGGGGTTAGATTCCCTTATATGATTCCAGCGCGTGATTACTTGGTACAATCGGGCAGGGCATCTGCGTACATTAGGGATGAGATCAGACGAGCGATGGGAGCGTAGCCGATGGCTGGCGATATTCCTAACTTAAATGTCGAAATCCTCGTACAACTCTCTAACCTTACTGCCGCAGTTAATGAGGCCACCGCCGGGCTGAACAAAATCGGTAATACCGCTAAAGAACAAGAGCCTAAGTTCGGACAACTTAAATCCACAATGGCCGGCGTGTTCGCTGGCAATCTTCTTACTGCCGGTCTAGGCAAACTCGAGGAAGGGCTCAAAGGGGTCGTAGAAGCCGCCTCTCAGGCTCAAACAACAACCGTGGCACTAGCAACCGCTATGAACAATGCTAAGGTCAATACAGAGGCAAATAGAAGCGCAGTAGAGAAGTCTGTTACTTCGATGGAAAATCTAGCGTTCACGGGCAACGATGCTCGAGGTGCGATGATGACCCTCGTAACTGCAACTGGATCTGTTACAAAATCAACTGAGTTAATGGGGCTGGCATCAAACTTGGCTCGCGCTCAACACGAATCATTGGGGGCGGCGGCTGAAACTCTCGCTAAGGCAACTGCCGGAAAACTAGGCGGAGCGTTTAAAGAATACGGAATCACTTTAGATACGACCTTGCCTAAGAATCAGGCAATCACTAAGGCGTTTAATGAGTTAAACGAAAAGATTAAAAATCAAGCATCGGCTTACCTTGATACTTATGCCGGCAAAATGGAATTACTTAAAACAAAAATGGATAAGGCCAAAGAAACTATCGGCGGTGCGCTTATCCCTGTTCTCACTAGTCTGACCGGCGTATTCGCAAAGGTGCTGGATGTAATTAAACCGATTCTCCCTGAACTTACAATTATTGCGGCAACTATAGGAACCGTCATAATCGCCGTTAAAGCGTGGGAGATGGCTCAGAAGGCGTTGGACATAGTATTAGATGCAAACCCAGTAATGCTGACCGTAGCGGCCGTTGTCGCCCTTATAGCAGTACTCATAACAGTATGGAATCACTCTAAAGGCTTCCGTGTTGCAATCGTTGATGCGATGGAGGCGGGTGTCAAAGCAGTCGGGTGGCTCATTGGAGCAGTTGGCGATTTAGTAAGTGCGTTCCTCAAGTTCGAGTCTGGACCGTTGAGGGCAATCCTGTCAGTAGCCGCCGCTCTGCATTTTCCGGGTGCAAAATCTGCGCTCAATTTTATTAACGATGGTATTAAAGATGTAGGGCAATTCTTTGACTCTACAAAGGCTAAAGTAGACAAGTTCGCCTCGGGACTCGAATCTCTAAAAAATCAAAAGATTTCTATTGGTATGAGTACGCCTGATCTTTCTAAGGGTGGAACAGGTGCGGCACCTGTCATTGATGTTGCAGGTCAAGCGGCAAATGGTAATGTATTAAAGTCAGCCGCCGCTGCCGCTAAAGCCCACGAAGCGTTGGTAACTAAAAATCTTGCTACGCTTAAAAAATTAAACGACCAGTACGCAACTGATCTCGTTAATCGTCAAGATCAAATGGATGCCGCCTTGCAAACTCGCCGAGATGCAGAAGCAAAGGCATTACTGAGTTTTAATGAAACAAAAGACGACCTTAACCGCCGACACGCAGAGGCTTATGCTTCCGCTCAAAAAACTTACGACGAGGCTTCGGCTAATTCTGAGAGAGTTCACACTGAAGCAATTAAGCAAATCAATGCTGACTTTGCCGCCCAGAAGGCTGATCTATTAAAGACGGCTAACGAAAACTTAATTGCTATTAACAAGCAGTACGCAGACAACGCAACTGCACTAGAGCAACAAGCCGCTGATAAGCGACAGACAATTATTCAATCTTCGATTGACTTGATGACCAGCGCATTCGCTAACGCTACAAAGGTCGATATCGGATCTCTGTTTAAGACAGGCAATACCGCAGGGGATCTTAAAACTGCCTTACAGGATCAACTAACCGCAGTCGTTAAATTACAAAAAGATGCTGGACTCCTTGCGGCTCAAGGATATTCTCAAACCTTTATTGATCAAGTGATCGCTAAAGGTCCGCAAGTTGGCGATGAAATGTCTCAAGCAATTCTTGATGCTACACCTGAGACTGCCGCACAACTTAAATCTCTTTATGGTCAAATTGAGAAGGTATCCGACACCGGACTAGATGCTCTCGCTAAGAGTATGAATAGTGGAACACGACTCGCTACGCAACAAATGATGGATCAATACAATCAAGTCGGTGTTGATCTCGCTAAGTCGCTTGCAGATAATTCTTCCAAACTAGCAATAGCACTCGAAAAAGATGCCGTATCGTACGATAAATCTTTTGCAGCCGCTACCAGTTCTTACAATAAATCAGTAGCCGCCGCCGACAAGACTTTATCCGATGCACTTGCCTCTGAATTGCAACGCCTGAATGATGCTAAAGCCGCCGCAGATCAGACTCTTAAAGATGGAATGGCAACCGCTCAGCGTGCACTTGATGATGCTAACGCGGCTTCGCTAAAGGCTTACAATGATCAGATCAGCGCTATATCAAAGGCGATGGACGATAAATTAACTGCGTTACAAGGTCAGATCAAAACAACCCTTGCCATGCTTAGCACACTAGGAGTTGCCGCTTCATCTCAATATATTTCAGATCCAACTAGTACAAATAAGATTACAACAACTCCGGGATTGGTTAATGGGTTTAGTGGATCAACCGCTATTGGAACGCTCAATCAAAATGTTTACACAACGGATGCTTCCCTGCCTAGCGTTACTGCGGGTACACTTGCCGCTATTACTCTTGGACAAACTCAAGGCATTATCCCTGCAAATAAATATATGCCGGGTGCGCTTAATGCTCAATCTGTGAGGGCGATGTAATGGCAACTCTAACTTCTCTTAATACTTACGGATTTGCTTGGAATGGTTTTGCATTCGGCGGTGCTGGATCCCCATATCAGATTACATCTGCCGATGGCATTGAAGGCTTGCCTACGATTCGTAATCAAGATGATACGCAAGGTTTCAATGATGGAATGTTCTCAGGTCGTGATTTCTTAGGTGGCAGATCAATCATCTTGACGATCCTAACCCTTTCCAGCAATACAACTGCCACGATTACGAGTGCTACTGCTACCGGAACAGGCGTAATTACTTATACGACTTCGGCTTACCATAATTTCGTTACTGGACAGATCGCTACTATTACTGGCGTACTCTCTAGTGGAAATCCCTCGGGTACGGCTGGCGCTGGATTCAATCAAACTTCTCAAACTCTTACGGTCTTAGACAATACTCGTTTTACAGTTCCAGTTACTTTGACTGATACATACACTTCGGGTGGATCCGCCAACTCTGTAATGAGCGCACAGGCAAATTACAACCTGTTGAAAAGTAATCTATTACCCACTTCGTCATACACAACTTTTTCCACAACTAACAAATTGCAGTTTAAGTTGCCTCAATCCTCTAGTCTGCAATTTTTTAACGCTCGCGTAAGAGATTCTAAAACCGTTATCACCCCTGATTTTACTTATGGGTACATTACAAGCCAATGGACTTTCTTTGCGCCTGATCCTAATTTCTATGACAACACTCAGCAGTCTGCCTCGTTGGTAGGTAATAACGCTCTCGGTCGTCTTTACAATCGCATTTATCCTCTCGTTTATGGTGGCGGAGCCGCTGGAACAACAATTAACAACGCTGGATGGGCTAACACCTACCCAATCATTACTATTACTGGGCCGATTACAAATGCGGTCGTAGGTAACTCGACTCAAGGAAATTACATTACGATTCAGGGAACTTATGCCAATACAGATACAATCGTGGTTGATCTAGCGCAAAGGCTCGTTACTCTGAATGGATCTACTGCTCGAAATCTAGTTGCGGGCGGATCAAATTGGTTTTATGCTCAGCCGGGAGCAAATCAGTTTTACCTATCAGGAACAGGTACACTTGCGGGTACGACTTCCGCAATAGTTACTTGGTACAACAGTTATATCTAAGGGGACAAGATGGCATTAAGAACACCTCCAAGTTGGCTACAAAATGGATCTCACCCTGCGGAAAATGATCGTTTAACTACTAAGGCCATCTTTACAACAACTGGACTCATAAACTCTTCCGACTTACAGATTACACAAAACGGTGGCGGAAATATGTCCGTGAATGTGTCGTCAGGTTACGCCGCTATTGTGGGAACTACCCAAGCAAATATGGGTACTTATATTGCGTACAACGATGCTTCAACTAACCTTACTATCTCTACTGCGAGCGGTTCCAATCCTCGTATTGACCTTATCGTGGTTACGATTAACGATGCTTACTACACAGGAACGCTTAACAATGTGTCGTTCCAAGTAATTGCTGGAACACCTGCCGCATCTCCAACCGTTCCTGCTACACCTGCAAACTCTTTGGCATTAGGTCAGATTGCGGTAGGCACAAGCGTTACTTCTATCCTTACTGCAAACATTACTAACTACGGAACACTTACAACTTCACCTTTTGCGGCAAGCGTAACTCTTACTAACGCAGTCACCTTAACTAACAAATCTCTTTCTGATTCAACTACTTTTATCGTAGATGCAACCGATGCTACAAAACGCTTAAATATAGATGTAACTGGAACAACCGGTATTACAGGCACTTTAACTTCTGCCTTTACTACTGCCAAAACTCTTACGCTTCCGGATGTTACAGATACGCTAGTAGCAAAAACAACAACTGATACTCTTACAAATAAAACATTAACTGCTCCGGTAATAGCAACAATCGTTAATACTGGAACGCTTACTCTTCCAACAGTCACAGATACAATCGTTGCGCGTACAACTTCGGATACGCTTACAAACAAAACTCTTACTGCACCTGTTATTTCTTCTATTGTGAATACAGGAACGCTTACCTTGCCTACGGCTACGGATACACTTGTCGCTCGTACTACTACCGACACGCTTACAAACAAAACTCTTGCAGGTAGCGTTTTCCAATATCCGCTCGAAGCGTGGTATATCAACGCAACTGCCTTTGCTGGATATACGGCTTATCTACAAACTAACAATGGGGTTCATTATTTAACTACTGCCTCAAGTGCTAACGGAACGCTCAACATAACTTATGCTTCGGGTACAACTCTGAATACGGTGATGACTACTGGGCAAGCGATTACCTTCTCTTTGCTTATCACTAACACGACTGCGTTTTATGTGAGCGCGGTGCAGGTCGATGGTGGCGCAATTACTCCTAAATGGACAGGTGGTACTGCTCCAACTGCAGGTAACGCTTCGGCAGTAGATATTTACTCGTTCACCATTCTAAAAACTGGTTCGGCTGCGTTTACTGTTCTCGCCGCTGGTCCGGTTAAGTACGCATAAGAGAGGCAAATTATGAGTCCGTTTTTTAACCCAGTTTCAGCAGGTGGAGTCGGTAAGGCTACCTATACTGCTACAACAGGTTCGCCAACTATTGACACATCATCTCGCGCCGGTAAAACAATCATCAAATACACAGGTTCAGGTTCCATCACTATTGGAACTGCGGGATATTGTGAAGTGTTGGTTATTGGTGGCGGGGGTTCAGGTGGGGGGGCTGGTTCCGGTGGCGGTGGTGGCGGTGCAGGTGGAGTTCTTTACAACACATCTATTTTTCTTCCTTCGGGAACTTTGACGGTAACAGTTGGTCCGGGTGGTGCTTACTCTAATGCAAATATAACTGGAACAAATGGACAAAGCAGCGTTGTTGGTTCATTGATTGGAGTTGGTGGCGGTATGGGGGCAAGCAATAATAGTAATGGCGGTGCAGGTGGGTCGGGAGGCGGGGCTGGTACTGGCAATACCCAGTTGTTAGGCGCTAGCATTTCTGGACAAGGAAATAACGGTGGTAATGCCACAGGAGCAACTGCGGCTGGTGGCGGTGGTGGTGGTGCTGGCGCAGTGGGAAGTAATGGAAGCGGTAACGCTGGCGGTGCTGGCGGTGCTGGCTCTTCAATTTCTATTACTGGTTCAGCAGTCACATACGCAGGTGGTGGCGGTGGTGGTGGTGGTAGTACAGGTGGCGCTGGCGGTTCATCAATAGGTGGAACTGGAAACACTTCAACTGCAGGAACAGTAAATACTGGAAGTGGTGGCGGTGGTGCTGGCAGCGCAGGAATCGGCGGCGCAGGCGGACTTGGCTATGTAGTGATTGTTCTAGGATAAGGAAAAAACAATGGCATATTTTGCAAAAATAAACTCAGAAAATATCGTTGAAACAGTAACGGCTATTTCTAATTGCGCCATTGGCTCGTGCATTGGCAAAGAGCATTGGGATTACCAAGAGGAATACCACTCAGAGCATGGCTCTTTGGATTTTCCCGATACTGAAGCGTTAGGTCAGGCAGTCCTCGCTGAATCAGGCTTCGAAGGAAAGTGGCTACAAACTTCCTTCAATAGCAAGTTTCGTGGGCGCTTTGCTGGCGCTGGCATGACTTACGATGCAGTCAAAGATGAGTTCGTAGTACCGGAGTCTGCCGACCCTGTAAAGTAACGGTATGGCTACGACCTATTACCGTTATCTTTTTGCCGATGTTCTGAGTAATCAGATCCTCGCTGAATTGCCGATCACCAATGTTAATTTTACTCAGCAACTTAATGCGGCTGGTACTTTAACAGGTGATCTACTTCTCTCGGGAGTTAATAGCGCGGGGCTAAATGTTCTAGCCTCTACGATTCCGGGGCGTTGCGCCATATATGTAGATCGCTCAGGCGTATTGGTATGGGGCGGAATTATATGGGGTCGAGAATATGATTCAGGAAATCAACACCTAAAGGTAAGCGCTAGAGAGTTCGAATCTTATTTTGAGCGCAGAAGAATTACAACAACGCAGGCTTATACAAATCAAGATCAACTAACGATTGCTGGACAGTTAATTCAGAACGCGCAAGCAGTACCGTATGGAAACCTCGGCGTGATTATTCCTACTGCAACTTCGGGTGTAACTATTGCATCTCAGGTTTATTACAATTATGAGTTTAAGACTTACTTCAATGCGCTCTCGGATCTTGCTAAAAACAATAACGGATTCGACTTCAACATAAAAGTTGCTTACGATGGCGATGGAAACCCTACAAAAACTTTACAACTCGGGTATCCACGGCTAGGCAACACCTATTCTGCAACCTCGGCTACTGTTCCAACTTTTATCCTGCCCGCTGGAAATATAGTTCAATACAACTATAAAGAGGATGGCACTAAGGCCGTTAATACTGTGTACGCAACTGGCGCTGGATCTAACGAAGGTAAATTGATCGCTACCGGTACGGACTCAACTAAAACTGCATCGGGCTGGCCACTCTTAGAGGATTCGTCTAACTATTCCAACATAACGGATTCAACCCTGCTCTTAGGGTTAGCAAATGGTCAAGTGTTAGCCGCCTCTTACCCCCCACAAACTTTGCAAATTGTCGCTCCGCCATATGCTGATCCTGTATTCGGTACATATAATCTCGGAGATCAGGCGCGTGTCGTTATTACAGATCCGTTCTACCCTTCCGAGTTCGATGGCAATTATCGAATCATTGGGCTGAATGTAAGTCCGGGCGAAAATGGACCAGAGCGCGTAACCTTAACTCTTACAACAACTTCGAACTGAGGTAGCAAATGCCCTATGTAAATCAGCCACCTGCGTTGCGTGATCTCTTTCAGAGTCTTGATGCTCGTATAAACAAATTAGAGACTGCTAATCGTTTTACTGTTCCAATAGTTACAACTGATCCTACAAATTATCGTAATGGGGATATGTGGTACAACTCCACAACTAATATCCTAAAATTCGTGAACTCCGCTGGTACAATTAAATCCATTACACTCGTCTAAACAATAACCCGAAAGGGCGCAAATGAATCTAAACAATGCCGCTAATTGGACTCAGATTATATGGGGAGCAAGTGCCTTCATCGTATTTCTCGTAACGATGGTATGGGGTGGCGCTAGGATTTATTTTAAGTTTATGAGCGAATTAAAAGAGATCAAAAATTACACATACAAGCGTAATGGTGGCGGATCTATCATGGACTCGTTGGTTCGTATTGAGGCTAGAAATGAAAAACAAGATCAAGCCCTAGAGGAAAACACTCGCTTAACTTTAGAAACTGTGAAAAGTCTTTCTAAACTAGAAGGGCGTTTTAACAATCATATCGAAGAAGCCGTAAGATGATTTTTGCAAAGGCCGTGCTGGCAATCGTTCTCCCTATTTCAACCGTAACGCCGGGCGTTACTAATCCTGCCGTGACTCAGGCAAATATTCAGCAAAAAATCTGTGTGTCGGGATATACCGCCACCATTCGCCCGCCTGCCTCGTACACAACTAAACTTAAAATTTCTCAACTCGCTGGCGCGTATAAGGCATTTACAGATAAATCAACCGCCTCTTACGAAGAGGATCATCTGATCTCTCTCGAACTAGGTGGCAACCCGACTGATCCTAAGAATCTATGGCCGGAGCCGTACGCTGGAACAGGCGCGCGTATTAAAGATCAGATCGAAAACAAATTACACGATCTCGTATGCGCTAACAAGATGCCTCTCGCTACTGCTCAAAAGTTGATTTCTACTAACTGGTACGCCGCGTATCAAACTTATGTAAAGAAATGAAACACCGGATCTTTAATATCTTTATGCGGATCGCCGCCGTGTTCGGTGCATCCGGTCTTTCTGTAATTGGTGCCAGTTCTATGTTCGGGGTAAATACGCTCGTTGGTATATGTATCGCAGGAACGCTAGGCGTGGCTACTGTAACTGAGGCTCTCGCTCGTAGTTTTCTTGATGACGGCAAACTTACGGACAAAGAGATAGACTCGGCGTTCAGAAAAGTCGATAAGAAAAGGGCAGACGAATGAGCACACCAGTAGATTTTGCAAAAAAAGAGGTCGGCTACAAAGAGGGTACTAATAACGATAACAAATACGGCGTATGGTATGGGCTTAATCGTCAGCCGTGGTGCATGATTTTCGTTGTATGGTGTTTTAATCAAGCAGGGCTAGGATCTAAAATCCTTAAAACCGCTGGCGTACAAGCCTTTGAGGCATGGGCAATCAAAAATAAATTCATCATTCCTATCGACAAAATCCAAGCCAATGATCTACTGCTCTTCGATTGGGATCGTTCCGGACACGCCGAGCATATTGAGATCGCCGCAGGTGGGATAGATGCTAAGACTCACCTCGTTCCAACGGTGGGTGGCAATACTGGTCCGGATCATGTCGGGGTTAATCAGTCGAATGGTGATGGGGTTTACAGTAAAGTAAGGGCAACATCAGTCATTCGGACAGTCGTTCGAATCCCAGTCTAAGGAGCAAAAATGCTAGAGAAACTTTCACCGCAACTGCGCCATGCGCTCATAGCCTTGCTAGGATCGGCTCTAACGCTTGCCGTTGGTTATATCCATACTCTCCACCTCAGCGCACCTGTTCAGGCTCTCGTAGGGTCTGCAATAGCCGCTATCGCCCTAGTGATTACCCCGCTTACAAATCAGTATGGCGTGGCAGAACTTAATCCGGATGGAACGCCTAAAACTCCTACCGCTTAATAGCAGATTTACTATGACACTTCCCTTCGCGTACGCGAATAGGTGCGTATCTTTAATGATACGAATATGCGCTTAAACGCATATTTTGATTATTAAGCCTTTTCTATTAGGCTGATCTCAATGCTAAAAGGCAGGACAAGTAAATACTGTTTCTACCCGTAACCCATGAGTGCTATCTAAGTTACAAAAATGAGCCGCCTCGGATGACCCTAAAAATCATCTGCCGCGGCTCTTTTCTTTTTGGCGTGTCTATTCGCTTCTCATATTTATTCTCGGTACGCTTCTCTTACAAAGGGGGCAAACAATGGCACTAGCCGATTCCATCGAAAAACATACCGCTAAGTCTGAAAGCAAATGCACTCTCGCAATTATTCTCGAAATGCTAGATGAGAAAGATCGCAAGGATCTACTAACGCACATTCTAAAAGGCACACCAACTTCAACTCTTACTGCCGCCCTTCGTTCTGAGGGTTATCAAGTAGCAGAGGCAACTTTCTCTAAACACAGAAATGGAAAATGCAAATGCCCCGCAACCGAGTAGAGCAAATTCTCGAAGAACGCTTAGATGAATACGGCGATGCGTTTATTGAGTTCACCGCTATTGGTCGCGTGTGGGCTGGATTTCTAAAGTTAGAGGATGATATTCCTGCGTATCAAGTGGCGTTAATGATGGATGCACTAAAGTCGGTGCGCCTTTTCTATAACCCTTACAAGGATGATTCGTGGCTCGACAAAGAGGGTTACACGCAACACGGTAAAGACATAATGGGGATCGAATGACTCTGAGCGATCGCCTTAGTCAACTCCCTGAACCGGAGCCACAAGATGTTGTCGAACTTCGTAGGGCGCTATTGCGTTCTCAAAAAACTATTGCCGACCTAAAAAGAAACAAAGAGGACTTTACGCAAGCAGTAGTAAATGCGGCTCACGATGCGATGCTATCAACTGGACCAATGCCAGCCGTTCCTGCTCCTAAAAAAGATGCACGAAGTAAGCGTGGAGAGGTTGCGCTATTGCACTCTACGGACTGGCAATTAGGAAAGCACACTCTCACCTATAACACCAAAGAGTGTGAACGCTTAGTTAAACAATCTGTTGAGAAAACAATTCAGATCGCTGATATACAAAGAGCAGATCATCCTGTTAAGGAAATCGTGTTAATGCTTGGCGGAGATATTGTAGAAAACACAACGATCTTTCCTGCTCAGGTTTATGAAGTCGATTCGGATGTAATGACTCAGTTCGTTGAGGCTTCTCGTATTCTCATAGATGTAGTGAGAACGCTTCTCGCTAACTTCGAAAAGGTAACTGTCGTATGCGAGCCGGGTAATCATGGTCGTATTGGAAAGTTCGGAGAATTACCTAAAGACATTAACTGGGACAAACTTACTTATATGTTCGCCGGACAAGCATTGAAAGATGAGAAACGCTTAACATGGCAAATGACTAAAGAGGACATTCAGCGAGTAACTATTGGAAACTACAAAGCGTTACTTATTCACGGAGATGAAATTCGATGGGGTACTGCATCAACAATCGTTAGATTCGCTGATCGTTGGAAATCAGGTGCGTATAAGTTCTTTGATGAAGTTGATTCGCTTACTAAGGGTTTTGATTTTAGAGACTTGTATATCGGGCATTACCATCAGCACCAGTCGTGGAATATGGCTAACGGCGAAGGGTCTGTATTTATGTCCGGAGCAGTAGAAACTGGAAACCGTTATGCGCGTGATCTCCTTGCCAGTAATGGTGAGCCTTCGCAGAGACTTCATTTCGTAGATCCGGTTAAGGGTCGAGTCACTTCCGAATACAGATTATGGTTGGACTAAGTGACTACGATCGTTGCCGTACAAAAAAAAGAGGGCGTATTTTTTGGCGCTGATTCTTTAGTAACGGCAGGGCGAAAATATAATCACCCTCGAATGGTGAAGATTTCTCAAAAAGGTCAGTTCATAATTGCCGGAAGTGGGCTATCGAGTTATTGCGATGTCGCTCAACATATCTGGACTCCGCCTAAGCCAACCGTTGAAGATCGAAAGGATCTTTACCATTTTTTAATTGCGAAGGTGATCCCTAACCTGAAACAATGTTTTAAGGACAACGATCTAAAACTAGATGGCGATAAAGATGATGAGCCTAGATTCGCTTTCTTGATTGCGGTCTGCGGAGAGGTTTTCGATATTGCGGACGATTTTGCCGTGAGTTTAACTTCGTCAGGATTCTATGGGGTCGGAAGCGGTTCGAGCCTTGCCATAGGAGCGTTAGAGGCCGGGGCGAGTATTAGTGAGGCTTTAGAGATAGCAGGGCGGCACGATCCATATACGGCGGCTCCCTTTTTATACTTAGAGCAAAAAAGGTCTAATCCTCTTCTGCGGTAGTTTCGTCTCCAAGATCAACAAAATTAACCTGAGCGATGTCTAAATCTTGATTCTTAGCCGCCATCAAGCCTGTTACGAAAAGGGTGCTAGCCCGATTAACGATATCGTCAATCTGATCGGGGTACTTTAATTCAGCCTCGACCATGACGGCTAGGCTCCACAGGCTGATCTGAACTCTAATCATGGGTCAATCCTTGCACAAGACTCGCCCAAAATCTTTTTTGCCAAATAGTTCCCTTTTTGTAATCTATGGGGTAGATTTCTCTTATCAGGTTCAAAAGAATGAACCCCAACAGAAAGGCAAGAAAATGATCAAAGACGAATGCACAAACTGCAACAAGATTTACTCAACAACTTATGCTGAACTTTCAAGCAAGTTCGTTTCACATTGTCCGTCTTGCGAGTCTGCTATATGGGCTTCATTTAATCAAGCAATTAAAGATGGTTTTGCAATGCTTAAAAAGGCAGGTGCATAAAAATGCGATGCCCTAAATGCGGAACAGAACCGCACAGCCCGATACAAATTAAAAACAAAGGCATGTGCCGATGGTGTGAATCCCAACTAAAGAAAGAAGGCAAATAAAATGGCAGGTCGTTTTAACTTAGAAGATTACGACACAGTCGAATCGCGCATTAAAAAGTTTTGGGAGCAATTTCCAAACGGAAGAATCCTTACCGACATTATCTTTAATGATGAGACTCGATTCGTGGTCAAGGCTTATGTATATGTAGATCGTGAAGATGCTCGCGCAGTAACAAGTGGAATGGCTGAGGAAATTGTCGGCTCGTCTATGGTTACGAAATCATCTGCTCTCGAAGTATGTGAAACTTCGGCAATCGGTAGAGCGTTAGCAAATTTCTTATTCTCCGGAAACAAGCGACCTTCGCGTGAAGAGATGGAAAAGGTCGAGCGTTACGAAAAGAATCCCCGCAAGAATCTTTATGCGGTGCGTACTCTGACTCTCGAAGAATTAAATAAACTCGAGATCGTGCTGGATGAAATCTACGCAACAAATGAAGTGACTCGCCTTCGTGAAATATGGACAGAACAGAAGGATTTTTTAGATTGCTCGATCAAAGGTACAACGCTAAAAGATGCGCTCAACAAAAGAGTGCAGGATCTATCGTGAAGGAAACCTCGATCGAAGCAAGGGCAAAGATTGAGCCTAAGATCGGATCGCTTCGTAGAAAGGTTTATGAACTTTTCATAAATCGCGGGCTGACAGGATTGACTGATAACGAAATCGAGAAGTATCTTCACCTCGATGGAAATACTGTTCGACCAATTCGCGGATCTCTCGTGGCGGATGGGTTCGTAATAGATAGCGGGACTACTAGAGATAACGATAAAGGCAACCGGTGCATCGTATGGCGATACGCCGAGAACGGAATGATGTTATGAAACTATTATGCAAAGGCAAGCAACATTGGGAGATTAACAACGGAAAGTTAATTCTCGGAGCAGAGACGGATGAACTCCTAGCGGAACAACTTACGAAAATGACTGCCCGACTTGAGGCTGAGATCCGTTTAGATATTTACGAACAAATCTGCGCTATCGACTTTACAAATAATCGCAAGTTAATCGTTAAGAGTGGCATAGAGAATGTGGCTTTACAAGTTCAAGATATGTGCGCTCAGATTGCGATAGGTGAGGCTAAGTGAAAATCAAACTATTTTACGGCCGGACAAGTTCGTGGGGGTTCGGTATCGAGTTTGCGCCTTATGAACGCTCGCTCACGATTACTTTTATTCATAGGTTTATCGACCTAGAGTTTTGGAGCAAATAAAAATGAGTGTCGTAACCCCTGTTCAAGTTGAGGCTCGATTAAAGGATCTCAGCAAACTAATTGACGAAGCGCATAACGACCTCGTAGATGCTGAATCGGCTTACCACCAACATAAGGCTGACTACGAAATCGCTATGGCTACTACGCGCCTATCGCTTGCCAACAAATCTTCTCCTACTGGAAAGAATTACACAGTCGGAGAGCGTGAAGATATGGCTATCTTAGAAAATAGAGAGGCTCACAGAATCGTTGCCGGAGATGAAGCAATCGTCAAGGCTAATCGTGCGAATGTGGCTCGGCTTCGAGTGCAGGTAGATATTGCTCGCTCGATCGGAACTTCGGTTCGTACTGGAATGGATGTCTCATAATGGAAATTAAAAAGATGCTGGTCGGGGCATTAAGTGGACACGATGCTCAGCGAGACAGATCTTTGCAGGTTGATATTGGACCGTCAGCCGTAGGTGATTGCAAGCGCAGAGTTTTTATGAATATCACGCAAGCGCCTAAAGTAAATCAGACCGAGAAACTTGCGGCGATTATGGGAACTTTTATTCATGCTGGAATTGCCGAAGCAATTAAAAGAGAAGATCCGTTCGGCGATAACTTTATGATTGAGCAAGAATTCAAGGTCGAAGGATTGCGGGGTCATGTTGATCTCTACATAAAAGATAAAGCGCAGATCGTGGACTGGAAAACGACAAAGGTTAAAAGCCTTCGCTATTTTCCTTCGTTGCAACAACGGTTGCAGGTTCAGTTATACGGTTACTTAGTGAGCGAGAATGGGTATCCGGTAGAAAGCGTTTCGCTCGTGGCTATTGCGAGAGATGGCGGGGCGGAAGATATTAGAGAACACACCGAGCCTTACGATCCTGAGATGGCAAAACAGGGTTTAGATTGGATCTCTAACATTCAAGAAATGGCGGCAAATGGTGAAATCCCTGAACCCGAAAAGGATGTTTTCTTCTGCCGTTCGTATTGCGATTTTTATGATGAGACAGGGGTAAATGGATGTCCGTCAAAATTACGGTAGCCGCCGCGACAACTCGTTATGGAGTTACGCAAAGAACAATTCACAGATGGATTATTAAGTACGAAATTCATCAGTTTTCAGATGGTACTTACAACCGCGATCAGTTAGATGCTCTTACGGATAACTACGAAAACCCTGATTATACGGAAGTGGACTGGGGTCGTGCCGCGTGTAAGAATCTTCCAACAGACTTTTTTTACAAGATTGAGGATCGGGGGGTATCTAAGTTAATCGACATAGATGTTTTCAGATTTACCTGCGCTCCTTGCCCTATATGGCGACAATGCTTAGGGTATGCAACTCATCATGAACAGTACGGAGTATGGGGCGGAATGACTAATGAAGAACGGCAATCCCTTTTAAGTAATCACAAATCAACAGTTAAGAATAAAGTTTACAAAGATTTTGCCAGTTACGGAATTACAAAAGAGATGATCCTGCAAGCGATTGGGAGAGAATGAGTTCACTACCGTATATGCAACTTTATGTAAGCGATTATCTTGCCGATACTGCTCACCTTAATGCGGCGCAAAATGGGGCGTACCTGTTACTCCTCATGAATTACTGGCAAAGAGGTAAGCCGTTAGACAATGCCGGAGATCGACTGGCGTTCGTGGCTCGAATGAGTCCGGAAGAGTGGGAAGATAATCGCGAGATCCTTGCCGAGTTTTTTTGGATTGACGGCGATATATGGACACACGCTAGGGTCGAAAATGATTTAGCGAAAGTTCGAGAGAAGTCTGAACAGTCTTCGAAGGCTGGTCAAAAGTCTGCTCTCAAGCGTGAATCCAACGACCGTTCAACGGAATCTGAGGATAAATCTAACGACCGTTCAACGACCGTTCAACGACCGTTCAACCATAAAGATAAAGATAAAGATAAAGATAAAGAAACTACATCGTTCGAGATATTTTGGAACACCTATCCGATAAAAGTCGGAAAGGCTACTGCGATGCGTTCGTGGGTGAAGGCTCTCAAGAGAGGAACGGCAGAAGTCATTATCGAAGGGGCTGACCGATACGCAAAAGATCCGAACAGAGATCCTGCCTTTACTGCTCATCCTGCGACATGGCTGAATGGCGATAGATGGCTGGACTCCCCACTACCCCAAAAAAGGGCTCAGACAGGGTTCAGAGAGGTTAATACCACCCCGACAATAGTTCCACCTAGATTTACTGCGGACGATGCTCCAGAAGGGTCTCCAATGCCCGAATCCGTCAAGGCTCTACTGGGGCAAATCCGCCGTAATCCGTAAGTAATCTGATACAGTTATCGTAAGCATTACGCAACCGAGAGGGGGTGATTATGACTACTGCACAAGTAAGCCCGAGTTTTATTCAACTCGGCGATCAAGTTAAGTTCGGCGACTCAATTTACACGGTGAAATCTTTAGAATCTGATTACTCAGGCGCATACGATTTTTACCTCGAAAACGAAAGCGGACAATCGCATAAGGTCGTTACTGAGTCAGTTACCCTTATCGGGTGATCTCTTTTAGTTGCGATGGCACTCCGGTGCCGCAAGGTTCGATGAAAGTGATTAACGGTCATATTCTGCACTCGCAAGGCTCTGCGCTTGCCGTGTGGCGATCGACTGTCGCTCTTTCCGCTAGGTTCGCAGGGGCAAAACCTGTTGAGGGTGCAATCGGAATTGAGATCGTATTTCGGGTGAGGCGACCCAAAACGGTTAAAAGAGATTATCCGACTGTCGCTCCGGATCTCGATAAATATATTCGTGGGGTTCTTGATGCCCTAACTGGAATCGCCTATCTTGATGATTCGCAGGTAATAGACATTAAGGCGGAAAAAGTCTATTCGGACATGGCTGGGGCGGACATAAAAGTATTTACAAAATGACTGGTCAAAGATTAAAGAAACGCGGTCTAGGGCTTGTAATCTATCGAACAACACTTTAGATTTCTCTTATCAGGGCAAACAGCCCCCAAGAGAAAGAAGGCAAGCAAATGGAAGTTACACGAATCTCAACCGCTGATACTGCAAAGATGATCCGTAAAGAAGTTAAGCACTATTTTCCAAATGTAAAGTTTTCAGTTCGTTCACATTCATATTCAGGTGGATCTTCAATAAATGTTTCATGGACTGATGGACCAACTACAAGCGAAGTAGATGTAATCGTAAAGCGTTTTCAAGGTGCATCATTCGATGGAATGATTGACCTCAAGTCGTATCACAACTCTTTTGCAATTCTCGAAGGTTCAACAATGCCGGTTGAAGTTCACTACGGTGCTGACTTCGTTTTCACGAATCGTGATCTTTCTCCTGAGTTTAAGGCGGAACTCGGAAAGATCGCTCAAGAAATCCTCGACATGAACGAGCACACTAAAGGTCAAACATTCGATGAGAATGAGCGCTACACAAATCTTGCTACAAAGTTCGATTTCGCTTTCGATGCTGGATACGGTTCAAACTTAATCTACCGCCTCTCTTATGAAAAGGCGGTGGCATAAATGGCTACGGCAAACACGAAATCAGAACTCTCTTCATGTTGCGGGTGCAGGGTCACTTATATCGATTTCGGGCTGGTCTGCAAAGGATGCTACGGCGAAGTGGAATGGGGAGAATAAATGGAAACGATGCTCATACGGGATATGACGGCGATTCTTTACAACAGTCCGGACTCGATGACGGATGGAGAGGTTTTAGATGCGATGGCGGATTACCTCAAGGAGCGGGCGGTCGAATTGGGCGTGTCGCTGGATGATTTAGCCTTAGGGCGATGACTGGTCAAAGATTCTTAAATCGGGGTGTGTCGCTTGTAATCTATCGGGCAACACTTTAGATTACTACTTAACAGGGCAACAAGCCCCCAAACGAAAGGCAGTTAAATGCAAAAAGTTACTAAGATCAATACAGATCTAGCCGATGCGACTATTTTGGCTCTAAAGGCTCAAGGATATTCCAAAAGAGATATTCTCGATTATCTTGAATCTCGTTTTGATGAGCAGGTTGCAATGATCGCTTTCAAGCAAAGTGTAGGTCGTTAATATGAAATACGAATGTTACAACTGCGGTAAAAAGTTTAAGGCGCAATATCAGTTACTCCTTCATTATGATTTTCACAAAGGCGAACCTACTGTCCGACCTCATGGATGTTTTTGCGCCTCGACTTATGATGTGCGCGCTGGCAAGTGTTTTGATTGCGGTCGTGTTTATTCTGCCGGATGGGTGGTTAATGCATAATGAAAATTACAGCAACAGATTTCGAAAATCTAACAGTTAATTCAATGAACTGGAAAGAAAACAAAACCGACTGGGAACTGCAAGAGGGTCGTTTCGAAGATATAGATTACTCGGAAGCATTCCAGCCCGAAGTTGATTACGAGTTCGCTCGCGCTTACTGGGTAGAAAATTATCCTGCGGTAATGTTCGTCAAGGCATTTTTTCAAGCCTTTGATTTTACTTATCGAGTTTATTACGACACCGCTGATGATACTTATATGATCACAACAAATTATGGGTGGGTCATCTGATGTGGGAAATGATTATTTTAGGACTTGCAACCGTTATAGCAATTTTCTGCATTTTAATATGGGCAGAAGGCAAACTATGATGTGTGTATGGTGTGGATCTAAAGGCGGATTCGCTAATCGCTTAATCATAAATCTCGTTGGGCAAGATGCCGCTATCTATGAGTGCGAATGGTGCTCACTAAAGATATCCGTAGAACTAATGAAACAAGGAGTTGATTTCAATGACTAAAGCATTCGTAACAATTGAAGTAGATATCGACACTAATTGGGTTCATCAAGCAGGATTATGTGAAAGCAGTAACCCGCAAGAAATTACTAAAAGTCATCACAATCAATTAAAACGAGACGGAATATGGGATCGTGTAGATTATTGGATCTGCAATCAAAAAGAATTCATAAGCGTTCGCAAGGTATCTTTAATAAAAGAGGAAACAAAATGAAAATGGATCGCAAATATGTAATTCGTAGGCGTGTAGTTTTTGGAACGCTTGCGTTCGTTGGACTTATCGCCTCTTACTATCTCGTCAATCATATATGGTGGACAGGCACAAGTTTTTGCTGGGGCGATATGATTAAGTGCGAAGGTGGACTCTGATGCGCTACGAAGAGATGCTAAAGATTCCTACATGCTCTGAGAAGCGGGGCAAGTTAATTAAATCAACTCCGGTATTCGTTGCAATTTTTTGCGCGCAATATGATTACGATCAAAAAGATTTATTCACTTGCGGATGGTGCGCTAACAATGACGAGTGGACAATTTCGGAGATGATGTGGAGCGTAGAGGATGAATATCTCATCACACCCTGTTGTCATACTGAGGCGATTACTGCTCTCGTACCTGATGAACCTAGAGACGAAAACAATCAGGCTCAAGAAGATTACGAGTCGTATGTTTATGCGGTAACAGGTCGCTAATGCCGGTTTATGAATACAAGTGCGAAGGGTGTTTTAGGATCTATGAGGTAGGCGCCTCGATTTACGATACGCCTGAATTGCCTAAATGTTGCGGAAAGATGGAAAGGATTTTTAACTCTTTCGGCGTTTCATTCAGGGGCGATGGATGGGGCGGCAGTAAATAAGAGGCTAAACTAGATCAGTCCGCTATCTCCCGAAAGGATGTACGAAAATGGATGATACAAAAGTTATGCGCCACAAATGTGGTGAATGGATTTATGAGGGAAACACCTGCGAAGTCTGTACGAAACGGAGTAAGGTTTTCGGATAAAGGCGTGGAGGAAGATCCTTGCAGTAGCCTTTTTGGTGGGATCTTTTCATATGGTAAGCGCCGAAGCGGCAAATGCTCCGCGTGAAAGCCTTTCGTTCATAATGCACCCAAAACTTTATGCTCATATAAAAGTGCCGAGTGGGGGTCAATTCGCGTGTCTCGATAAACTGTGGACACAGGAAAGTCATTGGAACGCTAAAGCCTTAAATAAATCTTCGGGTGCGTTCGGCATCGCTCAATTCTTGCCGACTACATGGGGAAATTACAAAATGGAGTACAAGCCTAAAAGCCCGATCAAGCAAATTGACTACGGACTGCACTATATTAAGCGCAGATACGGCTCACCTTGCGCCGCGTGGAAACACGAAAAGAGATTCGGCTGGTACTAATTGGATCAGAAGATCGTTGCGATCGTAGAAACGAGAGCCGGATATTACTGCGAAACTTGCGGAAATCCTGCTCTCGAATCTATGGCGTTGCATCATAGAAAGTTAAAATCTAGGGGCGGTAAGGATTCAGTCGCTAACTTGATTCGTGTTCATCATAGTTGCCATAACCTCGGAACTGACTCGATTCATGCAAACCCTTCAATGGCTACCGATAAAGGGTGGATGGTGAGCAGTTGGTGTGATCCTGAGACGGAGCCGTTCCTGCAACCCGATGGTGAATGGGTGATCCTGAAAAGTGACGGAAGTGTGCAGAAGGTGTAATGTAAGCAATCCAATCATGAAAGGCATATAAATGAATCAAATCATTATCGAAGGCAATTTAGGCTCAGATCCTGAAATTAAGATGCTCAAGGATGAAGTATTAGCATCGTTTTCGCTGGCACATACGCCTCGCAAAAAAGTTAATGGGCAGTACGAAGATGGCGAAACAATATGGTTTCGAGTTGCGTTTTGGAATAGTAAGTCAGATGCGGTAATTGAGAATCTAAAAAAGGGCGATCGTATTGCAGTAGTGGGTAAGTTAGCGCAATCTACTTACAAAACAAAAGATGGAGAGACAAAGACTTCGTTAGAAATCTCCGGAACTGATTTTTACATAAAGCCTCGTAAGGTAACTACAAACGCATCGTCATTCATACAGGCTGAGGATGTGCCGTCATGGTAGATGAACTCTGGACTTCGCAACAGGTCGTAAATCACCTACAGATTACGATAAACAATCTTCGTCAGTTGCAATTTCGCAAAACAATTAAATGGGTAAAAAAAGAGGGTAAAGCCGTTTTCTATCTTGCGGATGATGTAAAAGCCTACAAAGAAAAACGAGAGGCTCGTAAAGCAGTAAAATGATCCCCATGATCATCGACAGGGAAGTAATCACGCTCGCAGATATTGACGAAGCGATCGCTCACCTTGCCGTAATGCTCAAAGATCGTTATGGAAACAGAATCACCCATCAGCGTAAGGCGTTCCTCATGGGTGAGTTAGATTCATTATTAGACGCTAGATTAGAGGCAATCAGTAATGGAATTGGAAACAGTAGCAATCGAGAGTCTGAGTCTCGACTCGCAGAACGCGCGGAGACACTCAAGCCGTAATCTTGATGCTATCAAGGCGAGCCTAAGTAAGTTCGGGCAACGCAAACCGATAGTAGTTCATAACAATGTAGTGATCGCTGGCAACGGAACGCTCGAAGCCGCTAAGTCATTGGGCTGGACTGAGATTCAAATAAGTGTCTGCCCTGCCGACTGGGATGCTGATACCGCTAAGGCTTATGCGCTCGCTGATAATCGCTCGGCTGAATTGGCGGAATGGGATAGTGGCGTACTCGTATCTCAACTCGTTAATCTCGATGAGAATGGGTGGGATGTAGGCGAATTAGGATTTACCAGCGAAGATGTAAAAGAAATGCAAAAAGGTGAGCAGATTTTCGGAGATGAAGAAAATGCGTACACCGCAGTAGTAAATATCCCGCAGTACGAGATCGTAGGGGAAAAGCCTGCGCTCATAGAATTAACAGACAATGAGAAGTTTATCGAGTTAAGCCAAGAGATTTTATTGGCAGACATTCCCGATGAGGAGAAAAGTTATTTAATGGGGGCGGCGGCAAGGCATATAGTTTTTAATTACAAAAAAGCCGCTGAGTATTATCCTCATGCTACGCCTGAGATGCAAAAACTTATGGAGAAATCCGCTCTCGTTATTATAGATATCAACGATGCGATTCATTATGGGTATGTTGATTTTATGGATGAACTAAACCGACTCGAAAAGGTCGATCGTAGTGAGGGATGACTTCGCCGCATTTATCCTGACTCATGGCAGACCGGACAATGTGATTACTCTGAGGACTCTGCGTAAATCCGGATACACAGGCAAGGTTTACATAATTATCGACAATGAAGATAAGTTCGGAGATAAATATAAAGCCGAGTTCGGTGAAGAGTGGGTAATCAAGTTCGATAAAAAAGCCGAATCAGAACTTTTCGATACCGCTGATACGCAAGACGATAGAAGATCGATCGTATATGCTCGAAACGCATCTCAAAGAATCGCTAAAGAGATGGGGTTAGATTACATGCTCCAACTGGATGATGATTACACCTCGTTTTGCTATCGGTTTATTCATAACGATGTAATTAAATCAACCGCTATTCGTAACTTCGATGGGGTAGTTGATGCCATGCTTAAACTCCTAGAGGATACAAATGCGCTGACTGTTGCCTTTAGTCAAGGCGGGGATCACATAGGCGGGGTAGAAGGATCTATCAGCAAAGGGATTCTGCGTAAAGCGATGAACAGTTTTTTTATTAGGACGAGCAGGCCGATTAAGTTCGTTGGCAGAATTAACGAAGATGTAAACGCTTATGTGCTAGATGGAAGCAGGGGGGAATTATTCCTCACCGTAACTGGGTTGCAACTAACACAGAATCAAACACAAAAATCTAGTGGGGGCATGACTGATATTTATCTCGGACTCGGTACTTATACAAAATCCTTTTACAGCGTAATGTTTCATCCATCTTCGGTTACTGTTAAAAGCATGGGAAACACGAACCGTAGATTGCATCATTCGATTAAGTGGGATCACACCGTACCAAAGATCATTACAGGTAAATTACAAAAGTGAATAGTCGTACCGTAATGGTTACAATGTAATTATGAGCGAAAATAATGTAATCAAACTGGATTCTGCTCTAATTGAGAAAGAGCGACAAGTCCTAAAATATCGCAAGGGCGGATTAACCTTTGATCAGATCGCTGAAAAGATGGGCTATTCGCATCCGTCAGGTGCTCATGCCGCGTTTAAGAGAGCGATAGAACGAACTCGGGATGAAGGCTTAGCCGCTGAGGGTAGAGAACTTCATAGGGCTAGATTAGAGACTGCTCTCGTTGCGATATGGGATCGGGTATTACAGGGGGATCTAAAAGCAATCGACATGATGCTAAAGATTCTCGATCAAGATGCAAAACTCTTCGGATTAAATATGCCGGTCAAGACGGAAGTTGAGGTAACGAATTATGACGGAAACCTTTTACGACAGAGAACAAAGGAGATTGTCGAAACTATCCGAGAGATTCGAAGATCGGAGAGTGGCGTGGGAGACGGATCTAGCGCGACCGGAGCAGTTACCGAATAACGATGAAGGCTGGTCGATCTATCTTTACCTCGCTGGTCGTGGTGCTGGAAAGACTCGAACTGCCGCTGAATGGCTGGCGTGGGAATCAACAACTCGCCCGAATACTCGATGGGCTATTGTGGCTCCAACTTTCGGAGATGTGAGAGATGTCTGCGCTGAGGGTGAGTCAGGCATCGTAAATATCCTTAACTCCTACGGGTCGATAGATGATTACAACCGCTCTCAGGGGCAAATAGTCCTCACCAATGGATCTAGGATCAAACTCTTTTCTGCCGATGAACCTGATCGCCTTCGTGGTCCGCAACATCATGGAGCGTGGTGCGATGAGTTAGCCGCATGGAGATATACGGACACATGGGATCAACTGCAATTCGGGCTAAGACTGGGAGATCATCCTCGAACTATCGTTACGACTACGCCTCGCCCTGTTGCGTTAATTCGTAATCTTGCCAACAGAACTGATGGAACGGTAAAGGTCGCTAAGGGTTCAACCTTTGATAACGCCGACAACCTTGCACCGCAAGCCTTAATTGAGTTACAGGCTCGATATGCTGGCACAAGAATGGGTCGTCAAGAGTTATATGGCGAAATCCTTAACGAGTCAGACTCGGCTCTCTGGACTCGTAAAGTGCTCGAAGATGCTCGTATTAAGCCGGAAGATCAGCCGCCTTACTTTAGAGTCGTGGTCGCTATTGACCCTGCCGTAACGAGTGGGGAAAGTTCAGACGAAACTGGAATCGTGGTCGCTGGGGCAACTCCCGATGGTCATTACTATATTCTCGAAGATGCCACCATGAGGGGAACGCCTGAGAACTGGGCTCGTAAAGCCGTTGAGATGTATAAAAAACATAAATGCGATCGAGTGATCGGTGAAGCAAATAACGGTGGAGATATGATCGAAGCGCTATTAAGGCAAGTCGATCCAAGTATTCCGTATCGTAAAGTGACTGCGACTAGAGGTAAGAGAGTTCGAGCCGAACCTATATCTGCATTATCAGAGCAGTTGCGCCTTCACATGGTGGGATCTAATTTCTCGTTATTGGAAGATCAACTCGTTACATGGGAACCGGACTCCGATAAATCTCCCGATCGTATGGATGCGATGGTATGGGCAGTAAGTGATTTAATGAATGGATCTAACGCATTGAGGTCATTAGCGGCGATGGCTGATTTCTGCCCGTCATGTCGCCTTCCGCTAGTGAAAGGCACTAGAGTATGCCCAAGATGTAACGCACAGACGGGGGCAAAATGAAACTAATCAACGCAGACTGCATCGAAGCAATGAAGGCGATGCTAGATGACTCGGTGGATTCCATTGTCACTGACCCGCCATACGAACTTGGATTCATGGGTAAGTCATGGGATGCAACTGGCATCGCATTCAATGTTGAAGTCTGGCAACAGGCGTTGCGAGTGTTGAAGCCAGGTGGACACCTCATCGCCTTCTCAGGCTCTCGCACTTATCACCGCATGGCAGTTGCGATTGAGGATGCGGGTTTTCAAATCCGCGATCAGATCATGTGGGTGTATGGGTCGGGGTTTCCCAAGTCGCACAACATAAGCAAAAAAATTGAAGGTTGGAACGGCTGGGGCACTGCACTCAAACCTGCCCACGAACCGATGGTGTTGGCTCGCAAGCCTGTCGTTGGCACTGTTGCTAACAATGTCCTCACTTATGGCGTGGGCGGGTTGAACATTGATGGGTCGCGGGTTGAATTTCAATCTGAATCTGATAAAGCAAGTGCAACCCCTCAAGGAAAAGTTACAGTAAACAATGTGGGCAATATGCCCGATGTTGAAGATGGTGGGCGGAAAGAATTAGCGCGACCTGACAATTCAGGTGGCCGCTTCCCCGCCAACTTCATTCACGATGGCAGTGATGAGGTGGTGGCGCTGTTTCCTGATACGAAGTCACCAAAAACTTATAGACGCTCAAGCAAAGCAACTGCAAACATTGATTGGAACCCAAAAGAGGCAGACACAGAGCAACTTGGATTTGGCGACTCAGGCTCCGCAGCCCGATTCTTCTATTGCGCAAAGGCAAGCAAGCGTGACAGGAATGAGGGGCTTGATGAAACGAAAAACCACCACCCAACAGTCAAGCCAACATCGCTGATGCAATACCTTGTGCGCCTAGTGACACCGCCGAATGGCACAGTCCTTGATCCATTTATGGGTTCAGGTTCAACTGGCAAGGCGTGTGCCTATGAAGGATTCAAATTCATTGGCATTGAGCAATCGGCTGAATATGTTGAGATTGCTAGGGCGCGGATTAAATACATAAAAAATAATCAAAATGAATATTTGCTTAAAAATTAAAATTATGCTCGCGTTGTAAATCCGCTATCATTGCGTAGCCTGATTTACAAGGGGCATAACTAGGGAGACAACATGGGTCTAATCGACCGTCTAGCCAAAGCAGTAGCAAATCAAATCGAAAAGGCTCCAAGTAATCTTCCAGCAGGTTCGGTTGTAATGACTGAACAAGAGATGAGAGATGCAAATCAGCGCAGTACTTATGGCGCTCAGACTCCATTAACTCGTGATCCTCGTATGGCTGGCGTACCGTTCGGTCCGGGTTCACCAATCCTGCCGGGTGCGATTAACCCGCTTCGTGATGATGGGCGCGCTGATCCACGCCGCTACGAATATCAGGTTGCGCAAAACATTAATATTGGAACAGAGCAAAAACTCGTTCCGTTTAAAACTCTACGCGGTGCCGCTGAACAAATCGACATCGTTCGCCGTTGCGTAGAAGTTCTCAAGGCTAAAATCTCCGGACTCGACTGGGATATTGTTATCGCTGAGGATGCAAGCGAAAAGATTATCTCTGAGATTGGTGGAGATCACACTCGCGCCATGTCTCAGGCTCGCACTAAGTTCTCCGATGAGATCTATCGCCTTCGTACATTTTGGGAAAATCCCGACCGCGCTAACGGATTAACTTTCATCGACTGGATGATGATGGCGCTCGAAGAGATCCTCGTACTTGATGCGTGGGCAGTATGGCCGCAAAAGACAGTAGGGGGAGATCTATACGGTTTCCAAATCCTCGATGGATCTACTATCAAGCCACTCTTAGATGATCGCGGTATGCGCCCAATGGCTCCGCAAGCGGCCTACCAGCAGATCCTCTACGGTTTTCCTCGATCAGAGTTTCAGGCAAACTCGGATGATATAAACGCAGACGGAGAGTTCACTTCGGATGATCTTTCTTACTTCATTCGTAATCGCAGAGCCAACTCTGT